TGTACCTGACCAAGAGTGACGGGTTGCTGGGTGATGCCGAGCTGTTTGTGACTAAGGAGGAACTGCCTGTTGAAGAGAGCGTACGTTTCCGCCGCGGCAGCAACACCCCGCCGTCATCGGCACAGCAGCTTTATGACGCCAGCCAGCAGAGCCTGGCCAATAAGTTCTATCGCGCTTATGTTGACTATACCAAGCCGTTGCGTGATGTGCAGGAGATAATAGCCAAGGAGTCCGGCACCCCGATTCAGGATTTTGAAAATGCCTGGGAAGCTGAAAACCAGCGCTCATCCAAGAGCAAGAACGAGATAGAGCAGTTTGAGCTGAAATACTTTGAAGATATACGTGAGGCCGTGAGGGCTCTTGAGCAGAAGACTGGCATGACATACAATGAGGTTCTTAACTACCTTATTGCCAAGCATGGCCTGGAGCGTAACGTGGTGCTGGCACAGCGTGATGCTGAAGCTGATTACAGGGATTATCTCAAGGAGCAGCCTGGCGGTCCCATGACGGTCAATGACTTCTTCCTTAAGAGAAGGAAACGTGACTACTCTGGCCTTACCGACCTTTCGGGTAAGCAGGATGTGGCCGATGCGGAGGATTATGCCAGGACATTGGTTCAAACCGTAGATAGTATGGCAAGCAGAGAGACCGATGCTTTGTGGCAGGCAATCAAGGATGCAGTGGAGGTTATTCAGAAAAAGAGGTATCAGTCCGGTATGATTAGTCGTGAGCAGATGCAGAAGGAGGCCGATATGTTTGACAACTACATTCCGCTGAGAGGTTTTGCCGAGACCATTGCCGAGGACGTGTATGACTACTACGAGGATAAGATGCGTAACCGTCCGCAGTATAGCCGCAGGGCCGGAGGCCGTAGCTCACTGGCTGATGACCCGCTGGCCACACTGGGCGCTATGGCTGCATCGGCTATCATGCAGGGTAACAACAACCTGATGAAGCAGAGGTTCCTTAATATGGTAGAGAACCACAAGACGGATATCGCTACCATCAAGGATGTATGGGTGGTGAATCACGGCACGCCGTCAGCTCCTGTCTGGGAGCCCGAGTATCCCGATATCCACGAAGGTATGGATGCGGATGACATCCGTGTTGAGATAGAGAGATATACCAACCGTATGCAGCAGATGCAGCGCGTGGGCCTGGCCAGGAAAGCCACCAACAGGCTTAATATCAAGTGGCGCACGCTGGGACAGCAAGCCAAACAGCATATCATTACGGTACGCCGTAACGGCGAGGAACAGATGATTATCATCAACGGTAACCCGCAGGTGGCGCGTACCGTAAACGGTATCAATAACCCCGACGCAGACCTGAGCAGCTTTATGCGTGGCGTAAGAGAGGTGCAGCGTTTTATGGCTGCCAACTTCACTACACGTAACCCTGCTTTCGTGGTGGCCAATCTGTGCCGTGACCTGGGATTTGCAGTGATGGCTGTCAGCGCTAAGGAGAATGCGGCTTACCGCCACCAGTTCATGAAGAACATTACAGGTCCTGTGATAAAGACCACCAAGATAGGCAAGTTGCTGCGCAAGTGGCAGGCCGGCACTCTTGATGTAAATAACGAGCTGGAGCGCTACTTTGGTGAGTTTATGGATAATGGCGGTGAGACGGGATACACGGCCGAGAACACAGTGGATGCGTTCCGTAAGAAGATGATGAAGGGCCTGAAAGACAAGAGCAAGGCAACCAAAGCAGCAGAAGCGACACTTGAGTTCTTTGAGCTCTGCAACCGTTCCGTAGAGGACTTTACCAGGTTCATGACTTATATGACCAGCCGTCAGATGGGACGCACGGTACAGCGTTCTGTGGCCGATGCCAAGAACATAACCGTGAACTTTAACCGTAAGGGTTCCGGTGAGATGCTGCAGAAATACATTGCATCGGGATACCTGTTCTTTAATGCCGGTGTGCAGTCACTCCAGAATGTGGCCAAGATAAGCGGAATAGAGCTGAGCATGGATGAAGCAAAGGGTAAGGCTCGAATCAAGATTGACGGCAAGAAACTGAGCAAGAGCGCAGCATTGCTGTTTGGTTCCCAGGTTATGATGGGCATGGTATTCCCGATGCTCAATGAGTTCATGATGGGTTTATGGGGTGGCGATGACGATGACGAGGCTGAGATTGATGACCAGGGTGGAGTTATAAGCACCAATCCTTACCGCAGGCTTACCGAATATGAGCGCAGGAATAACCTTTGTCTATGGATAGGCGGAAACAGATTCATCAAGATTCCGCTGGCTATTGAGCTGCGTGCTTTCTATGGTCTGGGCGAGACTATCTACGGTTACATGGCTGGCATACCCAACCCCAATCCGGGAGCCGATATCCTGAATCAGATAGCAGATCTGCTGCCTGTAAACTTTGTGGAGAACAACGGGCTGGTCCCGGATGTTGCAGCGCCTTTATGGCAGTCATTCATAACAAACGAGAACTTTATGGGCATACCGCTGTATAACGACAGCGAGTATCTGAAAAATGAACCCGAAGCCAATAAGGTGTATTCAAATACGGGTGATGCTTATATAGCCTTGTCCCGTTGGATAAATGAGCTGGGAGGTGGTGATGAGGTGAGCAAGAGCAAGCTGGACGGTAAGTGGAACAACCCCGCTGTTATGCAGAATATAGTTGAGGGTTACCTGGGTGGCCTGCTCACCACGAGCCGCCAGACAGCCAATCTGATAGGTCAGCCTATAAAGAAATTCATACTGGGTAAAGATGCGGAGCCGATACCTGCCCGTGACTGGCCGGTTGTGAATCGTCTCTATATCAACACCAACAAACGTAATGATGACCGGTATGTCAAGGAGAGGTATTACAACTACCGCGACCAGGCGGAAAAGGTACGTCACGATATACGTAAATATGAGGAGCGTCTGGATAACCCCAAGTATATGGAGAAATACCAGCAGCTTCTGGAGAGTCCGGAATATCTGGATTATATAACCTTTGACGCCCTGAACAAAGCTGTCAAGGATGCGCACCAGGATGTAAAGGAGTATGGAGATGAGTTCAAAGTATTTGAAATGGATGCCATGCGCGAGCTGGTGAATGCTATGGACGAGGATGCCAAGGCTGTGATGCAGCCTGAACAGTGGGGACGCTCGCTGAGTGGCAAAGACAAGAATATAAGTGAATAACGGTTAAGGCAAGATAAATTCGCAGATATGAACAACAAGTTATTATCCAAGTCACGTGTCATGCCTGCCGCCAAGACAGGTATAGATACAGTGGCGGAATTCCGCAAGAGGGACCGTAACGGTATAGAACTGCTTTACCGTGCATCAAAGGTGTGGGCTGCAGGTCAGGAATACCGTGACCGCCGTCAGAGGTATAAAAGGTATTATTTTAATAATCAGTGGTCTGACAAGGTGGTTGTGGACGGCAAGACCATGACCGAGGAGGAGTATATAAGCAAGCAGGGGCTTATACCCTTGCAGAACAACCTTATACGCCGACTGGGCCGTAACGTGATAGGCGTGTACCGTTCACAAGCCAAGGAACCTATCTGTGTGGCACGCGACCGCGACGAGCAGCATCTGGGCGAAACGATGTCAACGGTGCTCCAGTATAACTGGCAGATAAACCGTATGCGTGAACTGAACGCACGCTCGCTGGAGGAGTTTCTGATAGGCGGTATGCCGATACAGCAGAAGTCATTTGGCTGGAGACAGACCACTGCGGGCCCGGGACGTTATGACTGCTGGACGGATATGGTGGAACCCGACCGTTTCATAGTGGATGCATCCATGTCTGATTTCCGCACATGGGATTGCTCTATGGTGGGCCAGATCCATGACCTGACTTTCAATCAGCTGGCAAGCCGGTTCTGCAAGAAGCCGAGTGACTTTGCAAGACTCAAGGAGATGTATAAGACCGAGTATGACATGGAGTCCCTGTACACAACCCTGGATGACTTTGGATTCCCCCTTCTGTCCGACTACTCTTTCTTCATACCTAACGAGAGTAACAAATGTCGTGTAATTGAGCTGTGGACCAAAGAGACCAAGCAGCGTTACCGCTGCGTGGACTACATGAACGGCGACAACTTCAAGGTGGACCTTGAAGACCTGAAGGCGCTGGTGCTTGATGTCAATGCCGACCGAGTAAAACAGGCGATGGAGGCAGGCATGAGCGCAGATGATGTGCCGATGATAGAATACGAGTGGTTTGTGGACGAGTACTGGTATTATCGTTTCCTTACTCCGATGGGCGACATACTGCAGGAGGGTGAGACACCGTATCAGCACGGTTCACATCCATACGTATTCCTGCCCTACCCGTTCATAGACGGTGAGATTCATCCGTTTGTGGGCGACTTTATTGACCAGCAGAGATATGTAAACCGTCTTATTATCCTGTACGACTTCCTGATGAAGTCATCGGCCAAGGGTGCGCTGCTCATGCCGGAGGAGGCCCTAGGCAAGCAAAAGATTGAAGATATTGCAGAGAGCTGGGCAAAAGTGGGCTCTATCATTATGTATAAGGCAAAAGACGGACACAAGCCCGAGCAGCTGTCTGCCAATATCACCAACATAGGCATAACAGACCTTCTGAACCTGCAACTTAAGTTCTTTGAGGATATATCAGGCGTACAGGGTGCACTGCAAGGCAAGCCGGGTTATTCATCTATGAGCGGCGTGCTGTATGAGCAGCAGCGCCAGAACTCCACTACATCACTACTTGATTTGCTGGAGACCTATGACGGCTTTATCCTGGAGGGTACATCGAAGGATGTGAGCAACATGCAGCAGTTCTATACCAGCAAGCGCATATTCAACATAGCCGGTAAATCTGAAGCTGTGGAGTATGATCCCGAGAAGATGTCATCGCCTGAGTTTGATTTCTCGATGGTACAGAGCACCGCCACACCTGCATTCAGGGATTGGGCTAACGAATGGTTGATGCGTCTGTTTGAGAGAAACGCCATTGGTGTGAAGCAGTTGCTGGAATCGGGCGACTTCCCGTTCAGCGACAAGCTGCTGCAGAGTATCAACAACGAGGAACAGCTACAGCAGGACCAGGTGAAGCAGATGCAGGAACAACTGCAGAGCGACCCGGCCAAACTGAAACAGTTGCAACAGCTTATCCTGGGTGCTCCGCAGATGGCAGGGACAGCAGCTTAACGCTGCTTGCGGCTTTTACGCCTCTCTATTCGTCTGAGCTTACATTTGAGGTCATACCATTTGTAGTAAGCTATCTCACGTCTTTTACGGTCTTGGGGATGAATTTCTTCAAGGCCGTTTCTCATTGGCGTGAAGTAGAAGGAGTCGCTGAGCAGGGTGTGCACATTGGTGTCCTTGCTTAGGTAATGTTTAACCTTGAGGCGGCGCAGGTCATATCGGTCCATCACCATAAGCTTGCCGTCTGCTATAGGCATGACAAAAAAGCGGCGGCCATGCTGCCTGTATGCGGCATCCGCCTGTTCCACGGCTTTATAAAGCACGAGAAACGCCTTGATTTTTCTGAAGATGTTCATAATGTTGCTGCTGAAATAATTTTTTTTGAAACATTCTTGTTAATACTCTCTGTTATTATCTGTGGGTAATCCATCTCATGAAAGCAGATATGGAGTCCTATGGCGCGTGTCATAAGCAGGTCATCGTGCTTGCCCAGGATGGCTCCAAAAGCGCCGTTAGGTTTTTTCTCATAGGTCACATATTCATCCAAGCATCGGATATCACGCTCTATATACAGCTGTTCGCGTATAACCTTGACCAGAGTGGATATGACCTTGGGTTTAGTGGAAAGGTTGGTATGGAACCCGTATTTCTTGGGCAGACCTTTCTTTATATCTTCCTCACTCTGCTTGCGTGCATAAAGGTTGGGATAGATGTCATGAAGCTGATTAAGTATGTATGATGACTGATCGCCGTCCACATCGCGGTCGCGGTCATGGGTCTCCAGCGTGTTGGATTCTATGACCAGGAGAGAGTCATCGTAATAAGCGGCTATCTGTGCTGCCTTCCATGCCAGCAGGTCCATGTCAATATGTCCGTACCATTGGGCCACTACTGCAGGTTTGTCATCTTCTATCATCCAATAGCGGTCAAACACCACAATAACGGACCAGTCTGCCTTGTTGCCGCGTCCGCCGATATCCACCACGGTGAGGTAACGGTCGCGGACCTCCACATCCAGCACCTCCGGTTTATCCCATATCCATAGCAAACCCTGCTTGTCTTCCCTGAACCGAAGGTTCTTCATGCAGTCCTCTCCTTCGTCGGCATCGGCATAGACCTCGCCTACATACTTGGGCGGTCTGCATCCCGGCTTAAGCCCTTCTATGCGGTACTCATCAAATACACGGGCTCCTGAATGCTTGAACGCTTCTATATCATCACTTGGGAACTCAGCCATCATATCGGCGTCATCGTCATACTTGGTGCGCTCCAGCACGTACCATTGTATGTTCTCCAGTGTGGCTCCCATATTCCATAGCTTCCAGAGGTATGCGCCGGTGGTGTGATGGTCATCAGGCGGCGTGGTGTTGTCACGGTTCTCCCATAACCATCGGGCAAACAGCTCCTTGTCAGCCACCTCCAGCTGGTACAGCTCAATCTCCATCCAGGGCACGAAGAATGACGCGAACTGAGACTTGCCGTTCTTGGCTGCGTCATACTCGCGCTGGAAGAAGTTACCAGTGCCGTTGGCGGTGGACTCATACACTATAATGGTATCCGGCCGGTAGGTTGCGCCGGCTGTTGCGGAACGTATGATAGCCTGGGGCGATTTACCTTCGGTCTTACGCCAGAACGCCACCTCGGTGCAGTGAACCAGTGCGGAGTCGCCACCACGTGCGGAGTTGGGCTTCTCGGCCGTTCCAATCTTTATCTTACAGTTGCGGGCAGGTATATAACGTATATTCTGTGACGCATGGACGGATTCTATTTTTTTGGTAGAGCTGGTTATGGGTGTACCTATGTCATAGAGGAATTCTATGGGGTAGTTGTTCAGCATAAGGTCAAACATGGACTCTACCTCGGCCGATGCATCCTTAACATGTCCTACTATAAGTGAGTTGAGACCTTTACGAACCGCCAGCTGCTTGTGGGCTATGTAATTCTGGACCAGAGTGGAGCCGCCCCACTGGCGGGCCTTGAGCATGATGATACGCACCAGTCCCTTGTCAAACCACTGACGGTCCATCTCCTCTACCAGGCGGCGCTGGGGACGGTTAAGACGGAAGGGTATGTCATCACCTCCCTCCTTATTCTTGATTTTGGCTAGGGCATAGCACCAGAACGCAAAGTCATACTTAAGCCTGAGCCTGGTAAACTGCTCCTCCACCACCCTGGTGCTGACGTTAAGCTGCTCTGCCACCTTCCTGACCCCTTTCTTCTTGAGCTCTCGTACCAGCTTTACCTTAAGCATGCGCTCAGGAACCCATTGCTGCTTTATAAAGAAATCCGGTATCTCCAGAAGGATACGCTCACCAGGCGACCCTTGGCCGGTGTAGGGGTTGAAGATTATATCCTGCGCCTCACGCCTGCGTTGGTTCTCCTCCAGAATCTGCTCTATCTCTTTCTCCATAACCAACCGGTGAGCATACCCATGAGGGCGCAATAGAAATGTGTGAATCCCGCAAAGCGCGGCACTACGAATCCAATGACTAGAAAGACTGCCAGCCAAAGGAGATACTTACGCTTATCGGCAACCCTCCAGGTGTTCCATCCCATAAGCGCAAAGCATATCCCGCTGGCACCTACTGTAGGTACGCTATCGAAGACAGGTACGGTGCAGCTGATAAGATACGATATGATGAGTGAGCGCAGGTCCTGATGCATGTTGAATGCCAGGAGTATTATACAGTAGCCGTTTGCCAGCAGATGCCATATATTGGCATGGACAAACTGGTATGTGAACCTGACCCACAGAGGTGAGCCAAGCATAAGACCCGGGCCTTCCAGCCAACACAGCGCCAGCAGCACTGTCACGAAAAACAGGTACACAAGCTCGACTTTTTCCTCTTTAAGCATTCTCTCTTCTTGGCTCTTGAAATAATAAGATTACATAGCGTGGTGCTCATGTAGAATGAAGGTGCCGGCTGCTCTACAACTAGTGACGCTACGCTATAGACAGACATTGACGGGCTGTCTATCCAGATCTTCTCGGCCCTTCGGTAAAGTTCCCTGTACATGGCGCGTTTTTGCG